CAATGTATATACAAAATATATAAATACTTATATAAATGGGCTGTATTTGGCAGTTGTTACCCGCTAGGTGGAAAGCCGCAAAAACCCTAACTTACTGCATCCTACATTGACGGCTTAACGCCCTAATAAGGATGGGGTTTCCACCCAATTCCACTTCGCTTTAATGTCTGCGTGTCCAAGACAAAAAGGTGAGGCGACAGAACACTCCGTGATGTGTTTGGTTTGGCAAGGGGATAGCCAATCTGCCGCCTCGAAGTCTAGTTTAAACCAGTTTTTAATTTATACACGCTTAACAAGTGTAAAAACATTTGGTAGCTATTTTTAACGCTTTGCTCGTCATGCTCGCAGATTGACACTTCACCTGTTGTGCCATTAATATATACATTGGCACAGCGTGCGGTAGGGGCTAGGACCTCTCTATAGGCTGCAAGCTGCATAATGTGTTCATCGTAAGGCTTAATGTCACCAGGCGTCTTTTCGGTGGTTTTAAAGTCAATGACTACACCGCTAAAGTCATGGCGCGATTTGCAATATAAATCGCATTTGCCACCATAACCCTCTTGATTTACTAGGCTTTGCTCTGCAATCCATAACTGCGCGCCAAAATGCGCTGTAATTGCTTCATCTACTATGCGTACATACGCAGGCATTTCAGGCAAATACTCTTGACTGTAAAACGACTCTAAAAAGTCATGTATAAGACTGCCTCTATCTGCTGCTTCTCTGGATTTAGCTTTTGCTAAATATAAAATTCTATCAACATATTCTTTTTCAGACTCTTGTAATCCTCTAGGATTGTCTGCTGCTGCAAGTAATGCTTGGCTCTGCTTCCATGTATCAAGGCCTGGCTTTGATAATTGGCCAATAATTGTTGTAACGCTTGGCACAAGTGTACCGGGTGCTGCTTTGGCGTCCCTGAGTGTTGTGTTTCTTTCTTTGCCGTTTTTGCCAATGGTTGTATAGCGTGACTGCCCGGTTTGGGCGCAATACCAATGCTCTGACATGAATTTCCCCTTATGTACATAAATGTGTAATTAAATACACATTTTTAAAATTGCTCGTCTGCTTTCATCGTCTGCACAATGGTCAGCACAAAGCTCAATAACGCAATTAATAACATCATGCAAGTCTTTAGGCTCAAAAGCAATTAATTGTCTTTCTTCATCAACATTAAATTGCTCCATAATTAAATTACTCTTTTCTGCTAATAAGCTACTAATTGCGTTATTCATGTTAGCTCCTAGAATGGTACATCATCTTCAATAGTGTTTTTAGGCAACTCATTGCTGCCCGCTTCAGTAAAGCCTTTAGGCTGCTTTTCTTTACCTATTGAAACGCTGAAAAACTTGCCTTTTTGACCTTCTTTAACCCACGCTGAAAGCCAATGCTCTTTTCCATTAACCATAATTGACCCCGAATAGTCAGGATGAGTTTCAGTTGTTTTGCGGTCATTCTTGAATAAAGACCCACTACCTTCTTTAGGCGTATATGCCATAACATTCCCCTTAAATTTCTTTAGGTTTAACTACTGCTGGTTTAGATGTTGGATTAGATGCAGCATTGCCATCGTCATCCGCTTGCACTACTCCTACTACTGCTGCTAATGCGTACCTACGCATATAGGTTAACGCTGAGCCTGCGCCTTGTGCGTCTGCTTTAGTAACAGGCACAGACATTTCTTGACTAATCCATTCGCCAGAAGCATGGCTAAAAATGGTGGTCAATGACATAGACTTATCAAGGTCTGAGTAAGTGCCAGGGAATTGCATAACACAGAGGCCGTTTTCAGCCAATAAACTGCGACAAGCGTCCCACACAGACTCCAAATCAGCGTACTTACTTTTGAAAAAAGGGTTAGCAGAATCTTTAACAGCATAGGTCAGTTTCCCTTGTACGATTGATAGTGCTTTGGCTAGGTTAGCAATAGATTCTGATTGGTTCATTTTGCACCTCCAAAGACTCTGCCAAAGTCATTGATAACATCACGCAGCACAGGATTTACTTGGCTATTGCGTGGCTTGCCACAGGCTTGACGAATACAGTCAACTTGTTCTTGGCTTAACTCGCCGCCAAACTCCATGTCATCTAACGATGACTCTAAAAATTCTTCATGCTCTAGCATTAGTTGGTTTAATTCACCCATTTAAGTTCCCCTTAAATACATAGCGAAATTGCTATAAAAGAATATTAACAGAAGAAAACAAAAAAAGCAAACTTTATGCAAATAAACAACATATAGGTTAAACTCTGTGAATGAACAAACAATTAAAACTTACAGACAGCGCAATTATTGACCTTTTAGGTGGTACTGCAAAAGTTTCTAGAATGTGCAAAGTTGACCCAGCGGCAGTTTCTAATTGGCGCGTTAGAGGAATACCTGCTGATAAATTTATGCTGTTAGGTGCAAGAATAGAAGAAGTTAGCCATGGGCTTGTAACTCGTATGGATTTGTTTCCCAAAAATTACTTTTTAATATGGCCAGAGTTGTTGCCAAAAAACAACGCATTTGGCGACCAAGAAAAAAATTAAATTATTTTTCAAAAACTTGACCTAGGTCAAGAAAATTTGTTGCAGCTTGGGTGAAACTACATACATCGAAACGCAACAAAAAGGGGAATCAAAATGACACAAAACTTTCAAGACTGGGCTGGTCAATTAATTGAGTATGAATTTCGTTATGAAACTTTGCATGAAGATACAAACGAAAAAGAATTTACTTGCTACATTAAGCCATATGGCGAATGGATGCCAATGGGTGGTGGCAAAACAATAGAAATTGCGTTATTAGCTGCTATGCAAGAATGGAATGATTTTGACAAAGTGGGAGAAACAGCATGAAAACTACAGTAAAAGACTTTATAGGCGCGTGTTTATTGGGTGCGGTATTAGGCGCTCTTTTTGCCTATGCACTTATCTTATAGCATGAATTTTTACCCTTTTCACATTGGCGATTACATAAGTCACACCAGCCATTTAAGCGATGCAGAAGATTTAGCTTACAGACGCCTCATGGACTTGTATTACCAGTCTGAGGCTGCTTTTCCTCATGACCTTGCTATGCTTGCAAGAAAAGTAAAGTCAAACTCTGAAACTGTAGATTTATTGCTTAATGAGTTTTTTGAATTTATTGACAATGAATGGCACAATACAAGAGCAGACAAAGAAATTGCTAAGTACCATGCTATGCAGGATGGGGGTCGCAAAGGCGCAGCTATAAGATGGGCAAAGGGTGGCGATAGGCCCCCTAATGCTAAGCCAATGCCAACCAAGAACCAAGAACCATTAACCAAGAACCATATAAAAACTATAGAAGCGCCAGTCGGCGTATCACTTGAAGTTTGGAATGATTTTGTTTTGCAAAGAAAGAAGTCTAAAGCTGTAATCTCTGACAATGTCATTAAGACTATTGCTAAAGAAGCAGAAAAAGTTAACTGGACTTTAGAGCAAGCATTAGCTGAATGTGCGGCAAGAGGCTGGCGAGGCTTTAAAGCAGAATGGGTAGCAGAGCAAGCTGCAAAACAAAAGAAAAACGCATTAGTAACAAATGAGCAGATTGAAGAAGCATATAGGACAGAATTAGGCAAAGACCCTAAATTAGCTAGATTTGGCTCATATTACGAGATGAAAGACTTTATCATTAAACACAGAGAAAAAGGGGCTCGCAATGTTTAAGCAACCAACTTTAGACATATTTGACAGCAATGAAGAAGCACTTATTGAGTCTGCGTACACAAAAAAGGTGTCTGTACCTGTTTATGTACCTCAATACCAAAAACCAAGCGTGTATGAGTTATTTGACCACATGAAGTCTATGCAAATGATTAAGCGCATAAATGAGTCAAATGTGTCAACGCAAGACAAAAAATTTCTTATTTATGCTGCACAGCGTCATATTATTTTTAACTTTTCAAAGATTGCAGACTACTACGCACACTCTGACGCTGAGATGCAAGACTTAATGGAACAATCAGCATTAGTCATTGTTGATTTTGACAAAGCTATTGAAAACGGGTTTGCAACGCTTAATAACGAATTGTCTAATGCTTACTTGGATGAACAAAATGCTAGCTAATCAAATATCTATTGACGAATTTATACAAACACTAAAAATGGTTAGGTCAGATGTTGATGACCAATTTGTTGATGAATTGCACCAATTAGTTAAATTTTATCAAGGCAAAACTGACATAAATCCAATTGCATATTTGATGGATAGATGGACAAATTCTTTAGAAAATGAGCCTGATTACAGCGTATATGCTGACAAGCGTTATTTAATGGAAGCATGGGCTTGCTGGCACATATACAGCAGAGTCTATATTTCTAATATTATTAAAAAAATGCCTTTAATAAATGAGTCAATTTCTTTAATTGATTTAGGTTGTGGCACAGCTTTAACTACTTCTTACTTTAAAGCTAGTTTTCCTGACATTCGTGTAATTGGCACGCAGCTTAAAGACACAGACCAATGGAATGTTGCTGCTTTTCACGCTAAAATACATGGTTTTGAGTTGGTTGAAAGCACTAAAGATTTAGGTTTTGTAAATATTGTTTTTGCTTCAGAATATTTTGAGCATTTTGAAAGACCTTTAGAGCATTTAGAGGAAATTGTTGCTGACCTTAATCCTTATATGCTGATTACTGCAAATTCTTTTAACACAGTTGGATTAGGTCATTTTAAAACATACAGGCATGGCAATGAATTGATAGACCAAAAAGACATTTCCAAAAGATTTAACAAAAAATTGCGTGAATTAGGTTACGGCAGATTTCAAGATGTTAAGTTTTGGAACAATAAACCTTCAGTTTGGGCTAAAGATGAATACTAATTTTTGCGTGTTTATTTTGACTCATGCGCGCCCTGACAGAGTTTTTACTTATAAAACGCTGCGTGAAAAGGGTTATACAGGCAAAATTTATTTAGTCTTAGATGACGAAGATAAAACGCACAGCGAATATATCAAAACTTATATAAATGAAGTTTTAACATTCTCTAAAAACGAGGTGGCCAAGACTTTTGATGTAGGGGACAACTTTACAGACAAGCGTGCTGTTGTTTACGCTAGGAACGCTGTTTTTGACTTAGCCAAAGGTATTGGTTGCAAATACTTCATGGTGTTAGACGATGACTACACAGATTTTCGTTGGTCATTCACAAATGAGCGCAAATATGTGACTAACAAATATGTTAATAACTTAGACAAAGTGTTTGAAATTATGTTGAAGTTTTACAAATCTACGCCATTTACTTCAATTTGCATGGCGCAAGGTGGTGATTTTATTGGTGGCGCAGGCAGCGGTTTAAGCAAAACATACTTAGATGGTCAAATTTCACGCAAAGTAATGAATAGCTTTTTATGCTCAACTGACAGGCCATTTCAATTTGTAGGCAGAATTAACGAAGATGTCAACGCATATTGCAGCTTTGGTTTTAGAGGTCACCTGTTTATGACTGTTGCACAATTACGACTAGAGCAAAAACAAACACAGTCAAATGCTGGTGGTTTGACAGATATTTATTTAAACTATGGCACTTATGTCAAAAGTTTTTATACTGTTTTGTATAACCCGTCTAGCGTTAAAATAAGACAAATGGGCCAAAGTAACAAACGACTGCACCATAGCATTAACTGGGACACAACTGTGCCTAAAATAATTTCAGAAAAGTTTAAAAAATATGGAGCAACACAAGCACCAGTGCAAAGTGAGGCAGTTACTTAAATACAGAAAAGAATGGGGCAAAGACAAATTTAGAGCATATTTAGTTAAATACAATTTTGACAAACAAACTATTGCAGACTTTGTTGAGCAATGGGAATTAGGAAATAAAGGGGAGAATGGTAAATGGATATTGAAAGATACATTGTTGCAGCAACAGGGCTTGGGTATTTAGTAGTAGGCCTTGCACAATACTTCAAAGGCTCGCCATCTAACGCATTTATATGGTTAGGTTACGCAGCAGCCCAAATTGGCTTATGGATGAACCTCAAATGAAAGACTACGACCCAAATGACGCAATCGACTTCATTTTCAAGAAAGCGCCAGATTATGCGGCTGCAAAGGGCAGACTGGCAGAGCTTGAAACTTTTAAAAGTTCTCTTAAGGCGATTAAAATGGCGCAAACAGACGAACAAAGTTTGGGCGCCCAAGAGCGAGAGGCTTATCGCAGCCAAGAGTACCAAGATTTGTGCAAAGCTATTGGAGCTGCAACGGAACAAGCAGAGGCGCTTAGATGGCAGTTAGAAGCGGCTAAAATGAGATTTGAGGCATGGAGAACCCAGGAAGCTAGCAACCGTAACCTTGAAAGACTAACCAAATGAACAATGAACCAGTAGCGTGGATGCAAACTTATAAAAATGAACCAAATAATATTGCTTGGACTAAAAAAGATTTAGAAGAATTAGGTAAATCAATAGATTATTCATATATTCCACTCTACACCCATTCAGCAAAGACACTAACAGATGAGGAAATAGCAGAAGTCCATGTAAACACCCCTTTTATTGACGGCTACTTGAATAAAAATTTAATAGATTTTGCTAGAGCAATACTAAGAAAGGCGCAAGAAAAATGACAGATTACTCTGAAAACTATTTACGCATACAAAAGCTACTTAAATGCTATCACAACGCTACTCTTAAAAACAAATATGAAACAGCTACCAAAATAGCCCATGACTTAGCAGAAGAAACTATTAAATTAGAGTTTTCTACTTATGAGCAAATTAGGAAACAATGGCTAAGCTAATGCGTAATATGTTTGCTACGCATACAGACTATGCAGAGTTTAAAGGATTAATCCCTACAAATCCTGCGTTGATTCCTAGTAATGTAGATGGCATACTTGAGCGCAATGGTCAATTTTTAATTCTTGAATGGAAAAGACCTGGTGAAAAAGTTAGTACAGGGCAAAAGATTATGCTGCAGGCTCTTGCGTCTAAACCTGATTTTATGGTTGTAATTATTTACGGCAATACTGACAATGAAACTGTAATTGATTCATACTGGTTGCTTACGCCCGATGGCAAACCAGTTAAGTCTGGTGTAGGCTTTCAATCATTTAAACAATTTTATAAAGACTGGTACACATTAGCTGATGGCCACAAAAGATGAAAAGAAGTCACTCGATAAGATTGCAAACCTCGGATGTATTTTATGCTCCGAAATCCTTGGGTTTGAAGGCACACCGGCAGAACTCCATCATGTACGCAGACATGGAAATGTTCGGTCTGCATCCCCTGTGCTTGCATTATGCCCTGAGCATCATAGGAACGGAAACGATAGCCTTCACCGAATGGGTGTCAATGGTTTTGAAAAAAAATGGGGAATATCCTGTGAGGAGTTGCTGGAACGACAAAGTAAAAAACTTGGAAAGGTTACTTAGCAATGATGACATTTACTACGGCAGACCGATTGGCAGTTGAAATTACAATTCAAGAGGGTCAAAGCCCAATTCAGACGAAATACGGAAGGCTCTATTACGAAACTCCTTGTCATGGTGCGTCCATTTATTTGTGCGATGACGGCTCATATGTATGCACTCATGGCAAAGAACCCGAATTACCGTGTCAAGATGACCACAACGAGCAGACGAAATAGTAATAGTGTGTTCATATTTGCCGCCATCATCGTATAAATAACTACCCATCAACTGTGGGTCGCTATCCACAATAAAGCAAATCTGCTCTGGCAAAGGCATATTCCACCTATCAAAAGGCTTCATGCAATAAATTGCAGAATACAAGTTACGAAGAATAGGTGCAGTCAGCTTCATTAATATAATTTTTTATTGCAATACACCAAAACAATTCCAAGCCTACTTTTAAAAATATAATTTTTACCTACAAAAGTAAACCACCAAAAACGCTTTGTAAACCAAAGGCGAAAATCAAGCCAATAAATAGATATGTGTTGCAAAGGATATTTCATACTTGATGTATCTTGCCTCTAAATTCAACTTCATCTTCACCCCATACTCTAATCATTTCAGGCTGCAATAGTTTGCTGCGCTCAAACGATAGCATCACAAAGCCACTATTCCAATCTTTAGGCGTGTCCTCTGTATACGCAAATTGCGTACCATTTGGGTCAGCAAGCGTGCCTGTTTGCACACCCCATCTAGTCCCGTTGTAATCATTAAATGGAATGGCGCTAAGTACATGAGTATGGCCAGTAATCATATTAACCCCTGAGTTGACTGCGTTGTTTCTGCCACCAGTCCAGCCACCTTTCCAGCGATGCTTAATGCAAGTATCTTCATTAACCCAAAATGACCAACA